CATGTGCCCGAGCGTGTACGTGAACGTCCGCTGGAACCACGTCAGGAACGGGAAATACATCTTGCGGAGGTACTGCTGGTGGAACGGCGACACCGCCGCGTAGTCGACGAAGGTGTTGCGCGCGAGGACCCCCATCTGCTCATAGGGGCTGAGTCCCTCAATCGAGTAGACCTTGGACGCGAGCGGCTTCCCCGCTTTGATTCGGAGAAAGTCCGCGTAGGCTTTCGTGACGCGCGGCCACACCTCCAGGGCATTGGCCACGTAGCCGGGGATGTCGAAGGCATGCTTCAGCACCATGGCCACCCGCTGATCGGGCGGGGACTCGCGCCACAGTTCCCGCAGCTTGTAGGCTTCTGGTCCGAAGAACGTGGACCCTTCCGTGATCCGGTGCGTCTTCAGCAAGCCCTGGAACTCCGCTTCCTCGGCGGTGCGCGGCGTGCCGAACATGGCCCGCATCACGGCAGGCATGCGGGGCAACGCCATCACGAAGGCGGGGAAATCCTCCAGATACAGCTGGTAGAAATCCCCGAAGGAGTTGACCGTGCGGGTAGAGAGGCCCCCGGAGACGATCTGGGTCGCCTTCCAGCCGGTCACGTAGTTGCTCCACATCTTCTCCCAGAGGTACTGCTCGGGGCGGCGGGCCACCTCCAAGTATTTGAGCGCCCGCTCGGGGACCAAGTAGGGATCGGTAAAGGGCTTCAGGATCGAGTCCTGCAGCATGCCCATCAAGCGGCCCTTCGGAATCCCCGTCCAGCGAAACGGCTGGTAGCGGTAGACGACGTGGGGCTCGCCCTTGTACTGATACTTGGTAATCACCCCGCCCCCGCCCGAGTAATACGGCAACTCCGACGGCTTCGGGATGCTGCCATCCGTGTTCCGGAACAACTGCTTGTACTCCGCGCTCCCCTCCGCAGGCATCCGATCCAGGCGCTTTAAGTTCTTCGCCATGAAATCGTCGATCTTGTTCGCGAGTTCCGTCCGGATGACGTGCCGCCGCCAGGCGTTCTCGTAGTCAAAGTCGATCAGCTTGCGCGAGCCCACCGCCATCTGCGCCCAGGCACGGAACGGTTCCCGCATGGCGGCAGGCAGCCCCGGGATAAAGTCCTTGATCGCATCCCCCTGGCTAATCACGTAGTGCGGGAAATACGTCTCGCCTTTCCGCTCCAAGAGTTTCGGGTCAAAGTACCCGCGCTTGACGCCGTCCTCCAGCATGCGCCACGCATCGTCGCGGTGCCGCTTCAGGGACTCCAGCATCTGGGGCGTGGCGCGCTGGATCAATTCGTCATGCGCCTGCTGGAGTTCGTCCGCCGTAAAGCCGAGCGGATTCTCCAGGGGCTTCAGTTTCATCGTGAGGGCGCGGGACGCATTCCCGACCCGCTGTCCAGCGGCCTTTTGTTGATCCCGCCCTTTCGCGTCCCGCAACTCCTGCTGCGCTTTGGCCAGACTGTCGACCGCGTCTTGGATTTCTTCCTCGGTCCCGCGTGGCCGCTTCGACCGGTCCAGCATGTCCTCCAGCATGATGATCTTGCCGACCGCTTTCCGCTGCGACGGACTCTTGACGATGGGCTCGACGATGTGCGCGATCCGTTTCGACCCTTCCTCATAGGCGTCGTACTTGTCCTGCTCCGCGAGCCGGATGTCGTTCCGCACCTGGGGAAAGTCCTTGATGTCCTCCAGATACCCGACCTTATTTTTGATGTCCCGCCATGACGCCGTCCACGTCTTCGTCGCTTCTTCCCGCCACGACGGCTCGGGCTTCCGCTCGTTCAGCGTCGTGTTCAGCTTGACGTTCGACACCGCATCGTCGACCGGAGCCACGTCACGCGGCGTCCGCTTCTTGCGGAAGCTGATCGAGCCACGCTGGCCTTCTTTCCGCCGCGCCGCCTCGCGCGCTTCCTCCGGAGTGAGGGCGCGCTGCTCCGTCTTCCCGGCGACTTGCACGGGCACGGACTCGGGCGGCGTCTGGGCTTCGGGCGCTGCGGCGGGACGCTCGGCCGCAGGCCCTACGTGGGGCGGGGTGGCGGCCCTTTCCCGCCCGGGGCGAGTCGGTCCCGCGTGAGCCACTCATGCGTGCCGTTCTCCAGCCGGACGCGGAACTTGTTCTGCGCCACCTCCCCCGTCGCGTAGCCCCGCACCCACTTGCCCCCGATGTCCGCGTAGACCGCTGGGGGATTCTCGACGCGCCCGAATGGGGTCTCTTTTGCCTCACCCTTCCCCTGGAGCAGATCGGCCAGTTGCTGGCCCATCGACCGCAGTTCGGTCTGCGGGGCTCGCCGCGCCTTCACGAGGTCCGTGGCGCTCGGGCCTGCGGCAGGCTTCCCGCCCTCCACCTCCACCGGGACGGCACGGGCTGCCGCCTGCTTGCGGAGCGTCTCTAGCTCGGTCCGCTCCGCAGGGGTCAATTCGGTCGGAGCCGTCAGGGCTGCCGCCTGGCCCCCGCCAGAGGGGGGTTGGACCACGATGTCTGGGACGGCTGGTGCCGGGGCTGCACCGCCCTCTGAGGGGCCTCCACCGCCCTCTCCTGGGCCGCCCCCGCCTTTCTTCGGCGGGGCGGCGAGCAGCCGCTCGATGTCGGTCGCTCGGACCCAGACCGGCTTCTCCCCGCCGCCCCGGCTGATCTGCACCATGTCGCGGGTGGCCGAGTGAATCTTCCCGAGGACGAGACGGCGCTCCGGGTCGCGGGCTTCTACCCAGCGCCCCCGCGCACGCGCGGCATCCTCGGCCGTCTCGAACGGGCGCTTCGTCCCGGTCGCCTCGACGACCTTCGCTTCCGATTCCGCCGGAGCCGTCGGGGTCGTGACCGTCGGTTTCCCGGACACGGAGACGGAGATTTTCGGCTGCGCGGAGGTGGGCGGCACATGCGCCTGCTCCGTCGTCTGCGCGGTCTGCGCCTGCTCACCCGCCCCCGGGGTGGGTGGCGGCGCTGCCGCCGGAGCCGCAGCGCCGCCGGGTGCGGTGGTAGTGGGGCTAGTTGGCCCCTCTACACGAATCGGGGCGGTTCGTCGAGCGGCAATTGTTTCTCCGACTGGGCGTGTTCTTGCTGGCGTTGGTGTCGCCGGACCTGGCTCTGCCACGCTTTGTATTTCGCCCGGGGCGACGTGCAGGTACTTGTTGTTCCCGGCCTGGGTTTTGTCCCCGGCCCACACTTGGACTTTCCCGGCATTCTTCCCGCTCCCGGCTTTCACCACCGTCGCCGTGCGCGGACCTTCCTTGCCCGGGATCGTGACCTGGCGACCAAGATACTGCTTCGCCACGTCCTCTGCACTCATCCCCTCCATGGGCGGGGCGGCGGCTGGTGGCGCTCCACCCTCTGTCGGAGGCGCACCCCCGGCAGCCGGGGTGGGTGGAGCGCCGCCACCACCCTTCTTGCCGCCCTTTCCCGTCACCTCCAGCGTGATCCCTGGAGCCGCTTCCGTCACCTCCGCGCCTTGCGTCGTTGGTGCGCCTGTCTGGGCCGCTCTAGCTCCCGTCTGCGGGGCTGCGCCTGCGGCCTCGGTTGGCTGCGGCAGCAGGAACGTCTCATGGACCGGAGCCTGCTGCCCGTAAATCTCCCGGATGTTTGCTTCCTGCCCGTGGCGGATCAAACTCTCCACCACCTTCTGACTCACCTCATTCTGGTTCCAGAGCACCACGCCATTCTCGGTCTGCTGGATACCGAGTAGATCAGGGAACGCGCGATAGAGCGCCCCGACGTGCGCCACCTCCGGCCCCTGGGCAAAGAACTCGCCGGGGGCTGCGCCGGTCAATACGTCCTGTACGTTCTGCGGCAGCTGCGGCAGGATTTCGATGAGCCGCATCTGCTGCTCCAGCATCGCCCCCTGGGTGCCGCTCATTTCCTGCGTCACCATGTGGGGGTGCGTCGCGAGCATCGACTGCCACCGCTGGTGGATTTCGTTCGCCACCTGCGACGCCTGCGTGATCGCATCGCGCGACGCGGGCGAGAGGTTCTTCTCGTTCGCCGCTGCGGTCGCGAGCCCCTGCCGGAGCCGCTCCAAGAACTGCGGGCCGCCCTCGCCCCCGTACCCGACCGGTCCGGGTGGCTGCCCCGGTGGCGGGGCAATCGACGGGGGCACGCCGGGCGTCGGGGGCGCACCGCCCTCGCGGTAGAGCGGGGCGTAGCCAAGGGCCTCATCCCGCGTCCAGCCTGGGGGTGGGAGCCCAGCTGTCTGTTCCGACGGGATGAGGCCCATGGACGGGAGATTTCCCGTGGCGGGCACACCCGCCCACCGGCCACCCATCGGTGGCAGGTTCCCCTCTGGCGTGAACTGCTGAAAGCCTACGCGCGGCGGCCAGATCGCGCCCGGCCCGGGGAGGTTCCCGGGAGCGGCGTAAGTGAACGCAGCCGCTGGCTCTGCGGGGGCCATACGACCCAGGTCCACTGGTGCCGTCGGCGGGAGCCCGCGACCGGGAGCCGGAGCCATTCGAGACGGCGGGGGTGGCTGCCCGAGATTCCCACCCCCAGCGCGGACCGCTGCTTCACGTTGCACCCCCTGACGGTACTGCGCGAGGTTCGTGTCGATGTCCGCCATACGCTGGCGGATCGCGGCCAGCCAGGCCGCGCGCCCCATCTGGGTCAGGTCAGCCTGCGGGGCCTCCGGGGCGGGCTGGCCACTGGGGAAAGGGGGCAGGTTCCCGCCACCTCCGGGCGGGGTCGGGGGAGCCGTCGGGGGCGGTGGTGCCCCCTGTTGCCCGGCGAGCGCCTGATGCGCCTGCCCCGGGGTCATGGCGTTGATCTGCTCAGGCGTGTAGCCCATCGCCCGCAGCTGCCCCTCCATGCCCCGGGTAATCATAAAGGGCACGCTCGCGCGGGTGCCGGGCGCGGGGCCGCCCCCGATCGTTTCCCCCGGCTGCGTCACCATGCGCGGGCCGCCCTCGGTCGGGCCGCCCCCGCGTGCGGCTGCAGCATCGGCCGCCGCCACGCGATCGAGGCGACCGAGTGCGGCCTCCATGCGACCCTGCCCGGGGACAGCGGTGTTCGTTGGCCCCGGCTTCGGCGCACCTGCTCCCGCACCGGGGACCGTCGCGCCGGGCTCGTTTTGCGCTTGCGCCTGCGCTTGCTCGGACCCGGAGGCCGCATCGGTATCGAGTTCGTGAATCGACGAGCCCTTGATCTGTGCGACCCGCGCCTGCGCGTCGGCGCGCGACAGCACCTCTTGGACCGGCACGCCATTCACCGCTGGGGCCTGCCACACCACGGGATCGTTCGGATCGCCTCCAGCGGGCGTCTCCGTCACCTCGCCACCCGCCTTCGGCGCACCCTGCCCCGCCCCCATCCGTTGCTCACCCGGCTCGTTCTGTGGCCGGGCTTCGATGCTCGTCGGCTTGTTCGCGGCCTGCCCCGCGAGTTCCTCGGGCGAGGCACGCAACCGCTGCCCGTAGCCGACCGGCGTGCCGCGCCGTCCGGTGAGCAGCTTCCGTGCGAGCAGGATCGCAAGGCTCATCCCTGCGCCCTGCTCGGCGGGACCAAGGCCCTGTCCGGCGATTTCCCGGACGCGCCTGCCTACGTCCTCGCCGCTCTGCGGGACCCCTTCGCGAGCGATGTTCGCTCCCGCAGCACCACCGTAGCCGAAGCCGCCCCCGAGTCCGACCTCACGCCCGGCGGCTTGCACAGCCCGCGTGCCAACGCCTTCCCCGTAGCGGTTCACCGCCAGGTTGTAGAGCCATTTCCCCACCGGGGTATTCTCGACGAAATCCCGGTAGGCCGCCTCTCCGAAATTCTTCGCCACCCCGGTTCCAGCCCGGAACCCGAGTCGGCCGAGGATACCACCTGCCAAGCCCGCACCGACTCCAGAGGCTCCCGCTTCCAGGGCTTGCTCGTTCGACTCGCCGCGCATTTTCGAGGCGGCCAGATTCTCCCCACCAAACCCGAGCGCCATTCCCACGGGACCGAAGAATTCTGGGGCCAGCGCCATGCCGTAGGTCATCGGGGACCCGGCCATCTGCCCACCCCAGTACGCCAGGTTCTGCAGTGGCCCGTGCGCCTCGTACCCGGGCGTCGGCTTGTAGCCTGCTGCCGCCCCGACCAGACTCCCCTTCGCGCCCTCCTTCGCGGCGGTCCACCACCCTTCGGGCTCCGGCTGCTGGGACGTGCTCCCTTGTGCCGTCCCCACCGGGGCTTCTTGCTGGGGGCTCTGCGGTGCGCCACCCCCTTGGCCACCCTGGGCTGCGTAGGCTTGCCGTGTCTGCTCGTACTGCGGCGAGCCCGGCTGATACCCGTCCGCCCGCAGTCGACGATCCACCTCACCCCATGCAAGCATCCGGTGACTCCCTACGGGTTGATGTACTGATTCGGATCAAAGTAATTCGAAGCCGGTGGCCCTTCGGGCGTGAACACATTGGGCCGGACACCGGGCTGCGTCGTTGGTGTCGAGGGGGTGTACGGCGGCGTGGTGGTCGCCGTCCCGGTATTCGGTGGATTGATATAATTGTTCGGATCGAAATGCACCGTCGGCTTGCGGTCTGGCGGCTTCGGTTCCGCTGCCGCTTCGGGCGTCCGGAGCGGATTCTGGGGACCACCAGCTTGCTGCGGCGGATTCGCGAAATCCGTTCCGTCCTTTGTCCCGATGCCCGCTTCCTCTAGCTGGTGCCATTTCGCCAGCACCTCATCGGCGTACCGCTCGCCCGTCATGCCAAGGCTGTCCGCTCCTACGCCGTGATAGAGCACGAGCGCCTGCCGCCAATCCCCCGTCTGTTTGTACAGATCACCCAGGTAACTCATGCCCGCGCGAATCTGCGCTTCCGGGTCTTTCCACGTCTGATCGGTAATCCCGTACTTGGCAGAATTGGCAACATTCTCGGGATTGTTGTAGGCAAACTGCATCAGGCCACGCGCGCTGCCACTATCCGCCCCAGGATTGAATCCTGATTCCTGCCACGCCACGGCACGCCCAAGCCCCGGCGGCACATTCGTCATCCGACTGTACTTGCCCCACAGCGGGGAGAGCGCGATGGGATTCGACCGAATCTCGGCAATGTTCCCGGCCCCACGGCCCCCACCCCCGGTCGGCGGCGGTTCATTGCCAAACCCAGGAATCGTGATCCCGAGCGCCTGCGCGAGTTTCCCGATCACGCTCATCCAGTCGGTGCCCGGCGCGGTCTGTGGTTGCTGCTGCGGCGCATTCGAGGCGGCCACGTCTCCCGCGATTTCCTCCATCAACGGGTTGTAGCCCGCGAACATCCCGGCCGACTGCATCGCCTTCGCAGTGGCAATCGCATGCTGCTTCTCCGGGCCTTCCGGCAGCGAGTTCAGGTACTGGAACATGGCCTGCTGCCACGGGAGCCGATTCCCGGCGGCCCGGATCGCGGTCATCATGCCAGTGTAAATGTCGATCGCCTTCGCCGGATCATTCCCCGCCGCTTCCTTGGCCAGCTGGAAAATGTTCATGGTGGCATTGTGCCGGGCGTTCCAATCGGTCCACTGGATACCGCTCAGGTCCAGGCCCCCGAACGCATGCGGAGCCAGCTTCGGAATCGCCGTGCTCGGATTGAGAGGTCGCCCGTACTGGAGGATCGTCCCCAAGCGGCGCTGCTCCCCTTCGACCACATCACGGTGTCCGAGCAGGGTCCCGATGCGCTGAATTTCCTGCGTGCGGTACGGGTCCTCTGCCCCGAAGATGTCTGCCCATTCCCCGAGCGTGTACTTGTCCGGCTTGAGCACGCCGCCCACGTTCTTGATGCCGCTCCAGACATCCGACGCCGCTGCCGTGAGCGGCTTCGTCACTGGCTGCGCGGCGGTCGCCAGCTTGCTGAGCGCGCCCTGCTCCTGCGCCGGGGGCGGCGTCGGCTTCGTTTCCGAGGACTCGACCTTAGTCGCCGGGGGCGGCTCGTTGTTCTGCGTTTGCGTCGGCGGCGGCGGGACCGGACTCGATCCCTGCTGCTGCACCGACGACTGGACATCATTCAGCGCCGTGCCGGACGACGTGACCGCTGGAGCCGCTGGCGGCTGGTGATCGTTCTCCGAGACGTTCTCGGCAGTCGCCGCCGCGTGCTGGCCCCCCATCGTCGGAGCGCCCGGCGTCGCGAGCACAGGGCGTCCCGTTTCCGCATCGGTGTAGCCCCCGCTCAGGTCCGCGCCCGCCGGGGGCTCGCTCTGGTCCTGGGCCTTCTGCGCGGCGTCGTAGTACATCGCCTCGTCGTAGGCCGAGAGCCGCGCGAGATTCCCCTGCCGCTCCTGACGTTCGTGGCGCTCCCCGCGCTTCAAGCGCAGCAAGCTGCCACCTGCCTGCGCGAGCCCACTGATCGCCCCCAGCTGGCGCTCGGATTTGATCCGCGCCGCTTCGAACGTCGGGTCCTGCTGGACCGCCCACGGGATGACTGGCATCGCCTACGCCCAATCAATCGTCGCGTTACTGAGTCCCTGCTGCCGATTCCCGATGATCTTGCTCGCCCACGATCGCCCAGCGGGATCACCCGTCAGGATCGAGAGGCCGGAGCCGACGATGGACGCCGGGTCCTGCTTCGGTCCCATGCCCATCATCTGGCCACCGCCGGTATCCTGCTTCCCGGGATAGTCCCACTCGTTCTTGCTGCCGCCCCCGCCCCCTCCACCACCACCGCCCTGCAGTTGCTGGAGCATTTGCATGTAATTGAACGAGCCCCCGCTGCCGTCCGCACCTCCCGGCGTGTAGCCGTATTGCTGTGCGTAGTTGCGCGCGAGCCGTCCGAGCGTGCCGCCCATACCGGACGCACTGCTGTCGCCACCCCAGCCTGCGGAGAACGACTGCCCGAAGGTCGGGGCCGCCGCCGCCCCACCCGCCCCACCAGCAGCGGACGTGGCTCCCACAGCACTCCCGGCTGCCGGGGCCGCCGCGCCCGCCGCTGCTCCACCCGCTGCCGCTCCACCACCCGCCCCACCCATCGCCCCCATCGCCCCCGCCCCAGCCATCCCGCCACCCGCACCACCAGCCGCTCCTGCTGCACCTCCCGCCGCCGCCCCATACCCCATCGTCGCCACATCCCGGACGATGCGCCCCACCACCTTCGAAATGCCCTTGATCGCTTCTTCCTGCCGCCAGGACTTTTCCATGTGGCCCACGGCGGCTTCGTTGCCGCCGTACCACGTCTTCCCGAGTGTGCTGCCTGGCTGGACCGGTGCTCCTGCATTCGCCGCCCCCGCCGATCCTGCCAGAGGCGGCGTCTCCTGTGGCGTCCCCCACGCCTGATCGTAGGCCCGCGACGACGCCGCCAGCTGCGCGAGGCCGCCCTGGTGCTGCGGGTCCGGGAGCCCTTTCGGAAACAGGATGTTCTGCTCGGCCGGAGGCACATAGTCGTTCGGCCCCTCGAACGTGATGTCCGAGGGAATCTGGCCACCACCCTGCTGGTTACCGAGTCCCTGCGCGTACTCCCGCTCCTGCTTGCTGGAGGTCGCGTCGTAGTAGTTGCCGAACTGATCGAAAGCCATTTACGCCCCGATGCCCGCCATGAAGCCCTGGAGGCCACCAGAGACTTTCTCCAGCGTCGAGGGCTCCATCTTCGCTGCCGCACTCGCGATGTCCTGCCGCCGCAGCGCCGCCTGCCGCTGGCCTTCTGCCAACTCGTAGTCGAACTGGCGCTGGTTCTCGCCCAGGTTCGCCATGCCACCCATGCCCGCCTCGATGGTGGCAAGCCGCCCGAGTTGCGACTGCACCTCGTTCGAGCGCCGGGATTCCTCCAGGGCGGACATCTGCCCCGCTTCCTGCTCGATCTGCTGCTTACGCTGGAGGTTCGCTTCCTCCGTCTCCCGGCCCGCTTCCGCGAGCCCCTTGGCCGTGGCCTGCTGCACCTGCGCGGCGCGGGCGTTGGCGACCCCGGAGCGCGGATCAATCCCCGCCGCCGACAGCTTGGTCATCTGGTCTTCGTTCGCCTGCTGCGCCATCGACATCAGCGGATCGTGGAGCGAGCCGTAGTACGCCGCGCGTTCCTGCGGCGTGAAGCCTTGCCCGAGCCGCTCTTGCAGGTATTTCTCATCCTGCGTCATCAGCGGCTCCCCGGCTTCCCGGTAGTCCACCTTCGCCGTCCCCTCCGGCGTCAGCTGCTGTGCCAGATGCTCCCGCAGCGCGATCTGATCCTTGGTAAAGCCGAGCGCCTCATCGGCGGTGCGAATGCCTGCGAGCCGCCCGAAGGGTTGCTGGCCGTGTTTGTGCAGGAAGGTCGCGGGATGCTTCACCCACGGGCGCACATCTTCTGGCAGCTGCCCCATGAGTTCTTCTTTCCGTTGCGCGCGGGCCGTCGGCCGGTATGCCTGGATCGCCTTGCGGAGTGCAGGACCGGTCACTCCAGCCGCCTGCTGCTGCTGGCGGTACGCACCCACCCGCTGCTTCACGTTCGTCCCGGGAAGCCCCATGCCCAGCTTGGAGAGGTCATTCGGGTCCTGCTTTTGATTCGCTTCCCGCTGCTGCTGCGTGAGCCGTCCGCTCCGCGCCCGCGCTGTGATCGCTCTTGCACGAGAAGGCATACGTCACCCCTGAATGACCGGTGGCTCGGGTTCGGTCTCGACCGTTTCCGGTAGCGTCTGCAGTACCTGGCGACGCACCGTGGCTTCGGGCAGCGCCTGGAACCAAAGCGTCCAGCCGAGAATGCGGTACATCGAGTATGCGTTCTGCTCCAACCACATAAAGTAGTGGAATTGCCCGGGGACGATAACGAGCGTGCTGAACATCTTGTAGGGCACTTCTTCCGCCGAAATGATGTCCACGGCATCGGGAGGAATCACCGTCGAGGTATCCCCCGAATCGACCGGCATTTCTGCGGTCACATTGCGCGGACTCAGGATGTCGGACCAGAACGCGATGGTCGGATTCGCCACGTTCAATGCAGACACCTGCCAGTCGAGTGCGCGTATCCGTGCGCCACTCCCACGTCCACCTGGGGCAAAGCGCAACGAGCGGAGGAACACCGGATACGCCATGCCCCCGTAGTCCGCTTGCCCAATGTCCATCTGGAGGACGGCCCCCGACGCGGTGCCGAGGAACACCCCCGCATCGAGCGGCGACACGAGCATATCGTTCGAAATGTTGCCCCGGAAGACGGTGGCATCGTAGCGCGCGATGCACGAGCACCGCACCGTGACGCCATCGTTACCAAGCAAACTCGCCGCTGCAGGCGACAGCTGCCATTCCGACCAGCCAAGCCCCTCCCCCGCCACCGTCGCATCGAACTGGAAGACGAGGCAGCGCACCGAGGTGATCCAGAGCCGGAACTGGCGTTTCAACCGGTAGAAGACCGCATGGGGAATAATCTGCAGTTCACTCCCCTGCAGGTGATCCTGCATCAAGTCGTCAATCGGCAGCGAGACGCGCTTCGACTGGAAACCCTCGTCCTGCCCCTCGTATCGGCTCAGGTGGTAGACCGCATCCGTGCCCCGGAAGATCACCTCATCGTGATCGACACAGATCGAGCGATGCGACATCGCCCCGGCTGCGGTGGCGTCCTGGCGGAAATGGACCGCCTGGATTTGAATGTCCGGGGGAATCCCGACGATCCGCCAAACCGAATGCTGCTTGAAGATCAACACCGCATCCATGAACGTGGCGATCCCGGTCAGCACATCGCCATCGTCATAGGAGACAAAAATCTGGTTGTTGACCGGCCACGCTTCGCCCTTGAACGCGCCGCTCTGCAGGTCCGGCTGATCGGAATAGACCACCGTGTTCGTCACTTGGTCGATTCCGATAAGTCGGTTTGCCTGACCCCAGATACCCAGGACGGAGACGGTATCCGGGATGCAGAAATCCATCAGGTCCCGCATCTGCGCGCCGAGTTCATCGTCCGCCGAAATATCGTAGACCTCCACCGCCCCGGCGAATCCCGGGACCTGGGGAGGATTCGCAAGGGTCGTTACAACTTGGTACGTCCCGGCCTTCCACGCGACGAACTTGAGCACCCGGTACCACGCCCCCCCGCCATTCGCGCTCGTCCGGTACAGGCGAATCTGATCGACTTGCGGGTCTGGCGAATGTCCGAGCCACATATGACCCGCCCGATTGATGTCGTCCGTCGTAATCTGCGCGGGCAAGCACCCTTCGGATTCTTGTCCCGACACCGAGTTGTAGTAGCGAAAGCGGTACTCGTACTGCGCGCCAGGGACCAGCGCCCCGGGACTCGTCCCGACCGGCGACGGAGCCACAGCCGCTTCGGGATTGGTCGGAATGTCGCCCGGCCCATAACCATACGGCGGCTTCACCCCGTGCCGACGGTACTGAAGCGTGCCGACCACGTAGGTCGCGCGCTGCTCGATCACGATGGGGGTCAGCGGGACCTTGGGACTTGCTCCAATCGCTCGGATGCCCCCGGTCATCTGCGTCCGGTTCCCGTACTGGACAAACTCCGGCAGCGGGGTCGGTTCACTCCGCTGCGGAAACAAGTTCACGGTCGTCCCCGCCGGAACAGCGAACGGCAGCGACCGGTCAATGATAATCACGTAGTAGTAGATCGTCTTGACCTGAAACACCTCGGCCGACAGCGTCGGGAAATTGATCCAATCTCCAATCACAATCCCGTTGCCGCTCTCCAGATTGATCTGCGTGCTCCCGAGCGCCGACCCGGTGGTCCCCACCTTGGTCACCGGCATGATGTTCCCGACCACGGTCGGCGTGGCTCCCGTCGCAATGACGTGCGGCCCTCCGGCAATCGCCGCGTAGAGTTTCTTCACCCCATCGCGGTACATCGCTTGAAAGAGCGTCTCGATCGAGCCACCACCCAGCACCTGCACCACCGAAATATCCCGCAGCGGAGCCGTCGTCAGCGCAGGCGACACCGTGATGTATCCGCCACCTACGGCGGATACGAAGGTCAGCGTTCCGTCAACATGAACAGTGCTGCCCACCCGGAATCCACTGCTATCGACCACCTCGATCGTGGTCGTCGTCGAGCCGTCCACCGTCGTCGTGCCGTAGCCATTCACAACCTGCGTACCGAATCGCTTCCCGAGCGTCCCGCCGTAGCAGTCAACATTCTGCAGCTGTGCCCAGTACGCCAAGTCTTCGATCTGTGCCTGACGGCGTTGGAGCAGCCCTTTGAAATCCGGGCCACCTTCGATCTTCTGCCAGTTGCGGGGCACTAGTCCGTCCCCCACAGATCAGAGCCCATGCCCTCGTTCGAGTCGCCGCTCATCGGCTCCAAATCCTGCATGAGTTCGGACCGCAGCAGCTGCGCCTTCTGAAGCCAGGCATTCGAGTCGGCATCGTTCACCGCGAGCAGGTACTGGGAAATCGCGTAATGGACGATCAGGTCCGCCCAGTCCGACATCACCGGATCGAGCGACTGCGTGAACGCCGTGAACCGCCGGGGCCGGTACTGGTAGTAGAGTCGCCCGGTGACAGACTGCGAGGTGGGATTCGCCACCCGCATCACCGACGCCCGGGGCGTGGCTGGAGCCGTGCCCGGCAGCTGGCCCGAGAGGATGTCGTAGTAGAAGCAGTTATAGCCCCCGCTGTACGCCTGCTGCTCGGAGCCAATCGTCTCCATGGCCACCATGGAGCGGTAGCGAAAGAGCGCCCCCCGGGTGGCCGAGTCCTTGGTCGCGACGAGCCGGATCGGCCGCCAGAGCGGAGGCTCGATCCCGGAGAGGTCAATCTCGATCGCCGGGGGCGGACTGGAGGTGGCACCCGGGATCGTGAACGGATCGACCACCGCGACAAAGAACTGCGAGCGGACGGACGTGATCGCGCGCACCACGGTCTGGTAGCCGTAGTTCAGCGCGAACAGAATCTCGGTATCGAACGCCGGGCGCGTGTGGTCCGTCACCGCACGCAACATCGTCCGCAGGTCCGACACCTGCAGATAGCCCGGTGCTGGCATCGGTCAGCGGCTGACGCTGCGCGAGGTGGGCCGCCAGCTGTTCAGCCCGATCCGCCGCCAGTTGTCGACGGTGTTGCGCCGAAAGTCGTCCTGCTCAACGGCCCGCGTCTGATCCGGACTCGCCTTGTCGTCCGGATGCGCGTCCACAGACGGCGTCCGAGGGGCAATCCGCTCAGGCTTCTCGTATTCCTCCGTCGTCATCGCCCCCGCCCGAACTTGCGGTGCGAGAGGCGACTCGGCATGCCGATGTCCCGCTTGGCCCGGACCCCCTTGCCCTGGCCGCCGCCTCCGGTGCTATTGGTCGGCGCGCTGTAGCCTCGCGGCATCGGAGCGGTGTAGCCGCTTCCGGCTCCCCCGTTCCCGGAGAATCCGCCCAGGCCACCCACCTGGCCACTCTGTAGTCCCATGATGAACCCCTTCCTCGGCTACCGCCCCGTGGAGCGGGCGCTCGTCTGTCGCACGGTCGGCCGCGCACCAAAGACCTGGCGTCCATGCCGCCGCTCTGCAGCCGCCGCGCGTGCATCTTCTTGGTTCATAAACCGGTCCAGGGCCTCAGAACCGAACTGATCCTGTTCGGCCGAGCGGTAGTCTTGCTCGCCACGGCCTGGCCCCCGATCCGTTCGATCTTCCTCGTCGTCCGGAGACGGACCGGGTCCGGGGATGCCGCTGCGATAGTCCTGCTCCCCGCCCGAGGGCTTTTCCCCGCCGCCGCCGATAATGATGATGGCTGCCATTAGCGTCCCATCCCCCGCTTCGACACGCGGGCTGGAAGCCCCGTGCGCTTCGTCTTGGCGAAATCCCGCAGCTGCTTGATGCTCATGTCCGGATCACCCGCACGCGGGTGTCCCGCTTTCGCTCGTGCGTAGGCGGCCCCCATAAAGCCCTGCTGGGCCTGCGAGACGGACGGCATGACCTAGCGGTGGAAGCTACGCAGCGTGCGGGCCAGGGCCGCTTGCCGCTTGGTTTGGGTGGACGCCCCAGACCCTTCCTTCAGCACGCTGCGCGCATACTGCTGCGTGCTCTCGCCCGCCGCCTTGGCCTTGCGGGTGAAGGCTCCGGGGTGCTTGATCGCGCCCTGAATCCACTTGGCCATTAGACGATCCCTCGCGCGGTGAACGGAATCATCAGGGTACTCATGTCCGTGGCATTCACATTTTCTGTCTGCCCCGAATACATCAGCAATTTGAGATTCTTCCAGTCGATGACTCCCGTGACGGTGGTGAATGATCCTGGGGTGTATTCCCAGTAATTCACACTGGGGAAGAACACCGTCCGCAGCGTCGTGAATCCGAACTGGCGTGGGGTAAAAGGCACCCCGCCCGTGGCGTACACGCCCGGACTCATGGTCCCACTCGTCTCCCACTCATCCGCTGCGGAATGCTGATGCGTGATCGTGACGATGGCTGACATCAGCGGCCTCCCAGCAACTCCGCGAGCGACCAGAAGGCGAGGCCGAGCCCGATGAGATTCACCCGGGGGATCGGGGCCTGCGCCGTCGCGAGCACGAAGGACAGGAACGCGAGGCCGACCAGCACCACATGGGCAGGCATCACGAGCCCTCGAAATCGGTGAGCGGCATCCCTTCCGGCACCAGCGGAGCCGTGCCCGGCGTGATGCCGAAGGCGGTCAGTTCCTTGGTCGCCACGTCTTCGACCGTCTCGCGCTTGAGCGCCCGGCGCGTCGGCTCGCCCAGGAGTTCGGCGTCGATGGTCGACAGTTCCTCCTGCAGCTTCTTCAGTTCCTTCAGGGCGTCCCGATGCACCTTCTTCGGCATCAGGATTCCGGCTCCTTCGGCGCGGCGGCGGGCGTTTTCCTCGCGGAATTGGTTGATGAAATAGTCGAGGAACTGCATCCGCTTGGACTTGGCTTCGATGAGCGCCTCGTCCAGCGCCGCCTCCGACGCTTCCACCAGACCCTGATACCCCTGCGACTCCAGTATGACGGCCAGGTCGCCGTCACTGACCTGAAACGGAACCTGCGGGGGGATCACGAGGGTCCGCGACGGCCACACGGACTCCATTGCAGCGATCACCGAGGGCTTGCGCCCCGGAACTCGCACCAGCAGCGGGCGATTCATCCCGCTCATCAGCGTGGGCATACGGGACTCCTTCGGGGATGATGACCGAGCGCACCGGCCGCATCCCCCAGAGGATGTCCGACACCATCCGACCGAACACCCGGTCCGACCGGATGGTCTGCCAGACATCCCCTTCTGTCAGCTGGCGAGCGGTCCGCAGCGCGTCCGCCCGCGCGTTCATCAAAATAGTCCAGTCCTTGATGTCGAGATTCTGGCGCTGCCAGTCGAGCCGCTTGAGTTTCTTGACGATGCGGCTATCGAGCGCCCGGTAGCTCCCGTCTTCGTTCACGACGTAGCAGACCAGCTTCCGCGCCTTCACGGCATTGACCGCTGTCAGCGCGCAGTCCTCGTGGCTCCAGGCGTAGCCGTGCTGCGCCGCCGTCCACTGCAGCTGCCGCGCCAGCTGATCGACCGAGTCCTCGAAATTCCCATCCACCTGCAGCGCATGGAACACTCCCCAGCGTCCAGGCGGTTCGACCCAGTCGACGGACAGGTCCCGGTCGATCCGCCGCAGGTCTGCGACGACGGACCGATCCGGGACATGGAGCGGATGCGGCATCTAGGTGGTGGTCCGGAATCCTGCGGTGGGGACCTTGAAGGATATCCGGGGCGGTGGCGGCCCCACAATGCCCGCCAGGTCCGCCGGAGGAACCGTGAACCCCGTACCTCCAGCTTGTGCGCCAGAAGCGAAGGTCCCGGAGAACGTCTTCGTGGTGTTCTTGTTGATCCCCGTCGCGGCGGTCAGATCGGCGGTGCCGAATTCCGTGGTACTCGCCGTGAAGCCCGAGCCGCAGAGGGAGTTGACGATCTGGTTCAGATAATTCCACTCCACTTGCAGGCCCTTTTCGAACATGACCCAGCGGAGCCGATCATCCATGTACTGCCTGAGCGTCATGCCCATGGCTGCCTCCTAGTAGCCCCAGATCGGCGTGCTGGTCCCCGGCACGCCGCTGCGCGACAGCACCGGGGGCTGCACCACGACGGAGCCGCCCTTGTAGTTGTACCGTCCGACGACCGAGTCGATCATCGCCTGCTGCGGGTCCCACGACACGCCCGACATCGTCTTCAATTCGGTCCACACGACCATCAAGCCCCGCTCAAAAAAGAGCCACTTGCGATCGTCGAGGTACTCCGTGATGTCCGAGAGCACGTTCCCGGGCGGCCCGGCATTGGTCAAAATTGCTGGCATCGGTCCTCCTAGGACGGCACGACGTAGTTCGGATCGACAACGGCGTTCACGATCTTGGCGTTGGCATTGGCCTGGGTGGTGCCGAGGTTACAGATCGAGCGCATGAAGCCGTAGAACACGTCGCCCGCCATCAGCGAGTCGTGCTTCAGGATGCCGCCGGTCTGCTCGACGAAAGCCAGGTCGAACAGCCCGAATTTCTGGATCGAGTCGTCGTTCAAGAACAGCACCTGGCCGTCCGGGCAATCGACATCGACCATGAAATCGCGTCCGTTGTACTCCAGGGTCTGGAAGCCGCCGTCCAGCTTCAAGTCGGTGAACCGCTTCTGCGGGACGAGCAGCTGCAGGTAGCGGTCACGCATGTTGTAGCTGCCGATCACGGTGGTGATCCGCCGCCCGGACTGCACCTCGGGCAAGTCCATCCCGAGTTGCATCAGCTGGAGGCTGATGTCGCCCCCGGCCGCGTTCAGAATCTTCGCCCGCCAGAGCGGGTTGGCGACCCGGTCGATGTCCTGCAGGACGACTGCGCCGGGATCGTTGACGCCGTCGTCGATGATCGCGCCGAGCCCGGTGAGTTCTGCCCCCACCGCCTTGTGACGGACGATCACGTCTCCGATCACGAGCCCCATGCCCGACACCGGGTTGATGGTGCCCGCCGCACTCGCCACCTGAATGGTCGGGGGCGAGGTGCTGGTGTCGATCCGGCTGATGGTGAACCGCTTCTGGAAATACGTGCCGGTCGCGTCGCCCGCATCCGAGTCGCCCAGAGCCGCGCCCCGGAGCGTCACGCCGTCTGCACCGCTGATGAAATTCACCTGCATCCCGACGCGGAGATACTTGACCTGATCGACCGCGATGTTCGCCCCCGTGAAGACCGCCCCAGTCGGAATCGTGGCGCGCACGCCCGTCCCGTCCAAGTAGGTCTGCATGTTCATGTCCTTCAGCATCGTCTCCGTGAGCGACCGCATCTTGTCGGTCAGCGTGTTCACGAAGGCGTTCACGTTCCCCTTCCCCTTCTCGATGTCGGGGCCGGTGATGTCGAACGTGCCGTAGAAGAATTTCTGGCGGACGCGGCACGTCACGTCGATGTTGAGAATCGGCTCCGGCAGGCTGATCCGGTAGCCACGAGCACCGACGCTCTGGGTGTTCACCATGCGGGCGGGGAATTCGTAGCTATTGCCACCGAACCTGATGCCCGCTTCCCCGAACCGCTTGTAGAGCATTGCGGCCAGGTTCTGTTGCTGCTCGACGCCTTGCCCGAAGACGGTCTTCAGGATGGCGGATAGTTCGGAAATGTTGTCAATCGTCGCTGGAACCATGGCGAGGGTGTCCTCCTAATCCTTCCACCCCAGGGCTCGCAGCCGTTCCTCCAGTAGGCGCTTGGTCGTCATGTCGTTGGCCCCGTGCGGTACCGTGCCACTGACGTGGCCCCCGGTGCTGGGAACGGGCGGAAGGACGCGAGCGTCCTCAGCTTTCCCGTTCCGCCAGGAATTCAATTGCCGCACGAGCAAGCCCTGGAGCGGCTTCGCCCACTCGGCAAAGATGTACGGAACCTCGTGCATTTCGAGAGTCGGTATCCGACGGGCGGCATCCAAGACATACGCCCGTGCATGTGGCAGCCACCCATCGTCCAGGCGGTTATCGGCCAGCAGCCTCCCGAGCACGCCACTCAGTTCGGTGTCCGTGGCATGGAGTTGCTGCTGCTCCTGGGCCTGGCTCACGCGCTGGCGGTCGCCTTCGATCATCGACCGCAGCTGCCGCACCTCGTTCAGGATCGCCGGATCGGCATGCGGCTGCGCCGCTGCCTGCTTCGATCCCTCCCGGACCGACCCCGCGCGCTGGAACAACTGCTCTGCGAGGTCTGGATTTTCCTCGATCAGCTGTTCGAGCACCCGGAAATCATCCCGGACACTCGTCAGCTGCTGGTTTTCCCGCCGCAGTTCCTCGATCTGCGTGTTGACCCGCCCCATCTCCTGCTGATGCGCGGAGCGGGCACGGGTCGCGTCCGTCTGCACCTCCCGGAACTTGCGCCACGGGACGTGCGGCTCGTCGATCGGCTTGACGCCTTCCGGCGTCGCAGCAGCCTGCTCAGACGTGCCCTCTGCGGCCCCTGGCGTGCCCGCTGGCGGCTTGGACGGGGCGGACTGGGCCGATGACCCGTCCCGGCCTCCTGCGGGCGCGCTCGGGGCTGCTGGGGGCGGACCGCTCGGTGGGGCTCCCGCCGGGGGTCCAGACGGAGTGGTACTCGGGGCTGCGGTGGGTTCGCTCATCATCCTCTCCGGTGCCGCGTGTGGCCGGGCACCCTTCGCCAACGGGGGGACGGTGTGGGCACCCCCCGATCACCCAACGCCTTATCCAGGCGGCGCAGCTTGTTCTTCCTGTACGGACCGTTCAGCACTTGCAAGCAGGGCATCGACTCCGGCCGCCTTCGCTTCCGAGGCCATCGTGATGCGTTCCTGCATCTTCTGCTCCTTCTGCTGCTCGTCAGCCTGCTCAGCCTGATCGACGGCCTGGTTGTGCATTTCGACGTGCTGCTGGTAGGCTTGCTGGGCCTCCGGCGGCAGTTCGTCGAAGGACGGGTCCTTCATCCGGGCCATGTGCTCGGAGAGGTGGACCTGATGGTCGTCGACCGCCGTGATCTGGGTCGGGATGCCGTCATCCATCGCCGCATTCTCCTTCTCGGCGCGGCGATGATCGGGACCGATCTGGGTGTCGAACGATTCGATGCCGAGTTGCTCTAGCAGCTTCTGCTTCTGGACCGGGTCATTCACGTCGATCAGGCCACCCTCGACGGCGTCCATGATCGTCTGCTGCTTGGCAGACTGCGAGCGCCAGATAAGCGTCCCCGGATCGACCGAGACATCGGTGTTGCCCCGCAGATCGGCTCCGGTGAACGTCTTCGCCTGCCACTGGTTCCCCACCCCGAGCAATTTGACGATCCGGGGCTCGCGGTAGAACCGCTGCGCGAGCAGCAGCTTTTTCCGATCGCGACAGGAAATCCACTCGCCCCAGCGTTTGAGCCGGGGAATGGTAACCTCCTCTTTTGCTTCCTTCGCAAAGTTCATCGCGATGCCGCTCCGCACCCCGGCGGGCACATCTTCCTTCCCCATTGTCGCGGCATCCTGCGCGAGCATGTCCATCGCCTGGAGCGCCATCTGCCGCTCGTCCATGATCTGCTGCGGCAGGGGGGTGCCAGGGACGACTTGGGGGGCGGCCCCGACCCCGACAAAGTTGTAGAGCACGGTCGCCCCGGGCTTCATGTACTGACGCGACGGGTCCAGACCCGAGCCCTTCGGGGCCAGCACCCAGGGCGACAGCATCGTTTTCCGGTTCAAGATCAGCTGGCAGTCGATGCCATTGATCCGCTTCTGGAGCGGGACCATGTCCTCCGCAGGCGTGCGCCCGGCGAAGCGCCCCGGCACCAGATCGTAGCGGAATTCGGTGTAGTTGAAATCCCCGGTCACTTTCCCGTTCTCGTCCGTGATCGGGAGCGGCCCGGAGTGCAGCAGCACCCCGTTGGCCACGATGGCATAGAGGCCATCGGGGAACTGCTGCGAGGGCTTCTCCTGATACTTTCGCAGCACCGCGCCGTGGCGGTAGAACTGCGTGCCGCCGTAGTACGCCGAGCCCTGCACCGACGGACCAACCAGCGAGAGGATGGACGCCTCGTAGAAATTCATGGCATCGACGCCTTCTTCGCTCCCGACATATTGCCCCATGTCCGGGAAATTCTCGTCGATCCAGTCGAGGTCGACGTAGATCGCCTCCCCGCACCAGCGCGCCGTCGCCAGGTTCTTCGCCTTCGGGTCCCAGTAAAAATTCATCAGGCTGCGGACCCGGGATTGAATCTCGCCCTCGGGGATGTAGTCGATCATCGGCTCGCCGGTCTCCGGATCAGTCTCCGGCGTCATCTGCGAGGTTTCGATCGGGCTGCCATCCGGCCAGAACCGGGGCCGCTGCGCCGCCTCCATGCCCGGCGCACCGCAGTTGGGACACATGCCCGTCACCTGGGTGGCATCGGCCTGGCCGCCACACGCCACACACTGGGCGGCATCCTCCATGATCGGGGTCGTCTCCTGCGTGAGACGCGGCACCGCCATCACCCGTCCGGCCTGCGGATTGAAGATGTCCTCGGCAATCACCGTCCCCGTGAGCACGGCGATCAGAGAGGATTCGTCCCGCAGCGGGTCCTCGTCCGCCACGTCGTAGAAATGGCCGATCAGCTTCTCGGCCACCTTGGCGGCCTGAATGTCCGCAGGCTCGTTCGTGTTCGGACGCACCCGGCCCTGGGGTTGTGAGCGCGCGAGCCCAGCCTGCATCACCCCGATGCGCGGCGCGAGCATGTTTGTGACCGGGGTCGGGAACCACGAGGGCGCATTCCAGCGCGTGAACCGGCGCGTCGAATCCGACCACTCCATCCACTGGATGCCGCAGAAGAACGCGATGGTCTCAAACATCTGGCGTTCGAGCGCCCAGCGCGCGTTCTCGCGCCCTGTGAACTGGATGCGCTCGGTCACCCGCTGGATCACCTTTCGCTCATCCGGATTCGGGGTGTACCCCGGCTGCGGTTTCCGGGGATCGGTGACCGCCGATCCCTCAACCGTCGTACTGAGCGCGGTGGTGGGCGGCCCGATCATCAGGTCCCGTACGCCGTGCAGACGAACTGGGTCGTGGTGGCCACGGTGCCGCTATACTCGGTCCCCGCTCCCGCCGCGTAGAGTTTGACCCGCACCGTCTTCCCCGTGGCATCGGCCAGCGCCACCGGCTGCAGACCGCTCGCGCCGTTGCAGACCACCCACTGCACGGTGTTCAGCCCGAGCAAGCCAAAGTTCGCCGCATTGAGCGCATCGCCCCCACCCGTGTACGTCCCGCCATCCCCGGCCACATCGAATCGCACGATAAAAAGCGAGCCCCCGCTCTGCCGATTGAGGCAGGCGGGATTCACCGCCGGAGCCGCCGACACGCAGCAGATCGTCGGCGTCGCTGCCGCTGTACAATCCGATGGCTTGGTCACCTTCCAGACGACCGCCGCCTGGGCCGAGACCGCCACCGCGAGCAGGGCGACTACCAGAATCCGTCTCATAGCTTTCCTCCCCCGATCATCGAGTCGAGCATGTCCATTGCTCGGTTGACTTCCTCGGCCGGAACCGGGCGACCCGCTTCATCGAGGTACACCGCCCCGTCCATCGCCTTCTTCCAGTCCTCTTGTTTCACGAGCCGCCCAGCCACTCGCACCCAGGCTTGGCCTTCGGAATCGACCACCGTCTCGGTGGGCACCAGATCAGGATTCGCCACCGGGCCGCCCTGCAGCTGTCCCTGGGCTTGATACGCCTGGTACGCCGGAGGCGAGAGCGCCGCCATCAAGCGGTTCGTCAAATCCTGCCGCTCCGAGGTGAGGTTCAAGATTTGATTGCGGTAGAACGCGCAATTCGGACAGTCGTCGCTCATGCGCCCGCCAGATGGGTAATCGCATTCGTGAACTTGACTGCGTAGCCCTGGATCGCGCTCGCCTGATCCAACCCGTTCACGATCTTCCGGGCGTTGTAGTAGTCCGTCTGCGTGTCGTTGATATATTTGGGCAATCCCACGCCCGTGAAATCCCCGTCCGCCATGCCCCCGAAAATGATCTGGGTCGCGATCTGCAGATCGAGCGCCGTATCCGGCGTCTTCACCAGCTGCTGGTTCAATTTCAGCTTCACGTCCTGCTTCTGGTAATTCTCGTACCACGTCAGCTGCACGAACCCACGCCCGTAGTACACCTGATTGTACGGCCCGGCTGGCTGCCCATACGGCTTCCCCTTGCCCTTGCCGTACTCCGCAATCGGCTGCATGGTGAGCGCCGTCTCGTGGTAGGTCGTGGCGAGCAGGTAGGCGAGCCAGCGATCATCCCACTGCAACATTTCGGCGTAGTCGAGGATCGCGTTCTGCCCATCGACCTGGGGCTGACTCATGGACCCCGAGAACAGCGAGCCCCGCACCGAGTCGTAGTAGTATTTCCGGTTAATGTACCCGCTCATGGCGTCGGTCCTTTCTCCCGCAGTTCTTTCTCATGGAGGTCGATGAGGGCCTTGGAGTCCTTCGCAATCTCCGTCACCGCTTGCGTCTGCGCCTTAATTTCGATCGTCTGTGCCCGCATCTCAGCCACGAAGGCATCGAGCACTCCGGCGTTGTGCTCCATGCGCGCAATCACCACATCGAAGCGGGTGAGCATCCACCAGAGCAGCACGCCCGCCATGACGGTCGGGAAGCCGACCTGGATGACCAGCTTCGACACCGTGTCGACCCAGCCCCCCGGGGGCGGTGGTATGGCCGTCGTCATGGCGCAAGGCAGTACACCGTGGTGGTCACCGTGAACGTGCTGCCCATCCCGAACCGCGCCGTGGCCGCTGCGCGCCCGAGCCAGCCCGTTGCCGTCGGTCCACTCTCCTGCAGATGCATCCGGGTGTTGTCGACGGCATCCGATGCCTCGGCCAGCACGCCCCCGCCAATCGGCACCTCCCCGGCGAGGCAGTCCACCGTGACGACGACCTCCTGATTCACATTCGGCCGGGGCACGCTGGTACTCTCGCTCCGCGCCGTCACGCTGCCCGCCCCCATCCCGGGCGGTCCCGTCGGCCCCGTTGGCCCGATGGCTCCGGCCATACCAGGGGCACCAGGGGCACCAGGGGCACCAGGCGCACCAGAGGGACCAGGGGCACCAGGGGCACCAACAGCACCAGGCGCACCAGGGGCACCAACAGCACCAGGGGCACCAGGGGCACCAGGCGGTCCCGGCTCAGCCGGGCACAGGTTGCATTTCTTGGCCAGGTGCAGCGTCATGTTATGGCACGTTCCAGCCGATGCCCAGCACGGGAGAGATGCCAGTAGGACGAACCCCATCGTGATCCAGCGCATAGGTGCCCGCCGCGAACACCATGAGCCCATGCGGCAAAGGCACGCGCACCCCGAACGCCACATCGAACGTGCTTCCGTCGCCATACGTCACATCGAAAAGGGATAAGGAGTTTTGAGTGCCCGTGCTCCCGAGAAATTCCAGTACCACCGCCACAGGACCGACCAGCGCCGATGCGCCGACCCCGTAGCTCAGCCCCGATTCCTTAAACGCGGTCACATCGAACTCACCCGCCACCCGCGCATTCAGCTGTGCCCGCGTGCCAATGGGCCACGAGGCCACCACCCCGGGGCTCAGCCAGTACGTCCCGAGCCCGAACCCGCGCGTCGCATCGCCCGTCGGGAAGATCGCCTTCAACGTCAGCGCGAGATTGGGATGGACGCGATACTTGAACCGCACACTCAGATCGCTCACCCCCACCGCCGAGAACGTCGTGTGCCCGACGAAGGGTCCCACTTGCGCGCGGACGGTCGCATCCTCCTGCACGATCGGCAGGACGAGGCTGGCATCCAGCTGGTCCGTAATCCCGTAGCTCAGTGCCGCCACCACAATGGTGGTCCGCACGTCAAAGTGGAAGGTCGTCTGCGGCTGCGGCGCGGCGTGCAGTTGTAGCTGGCTCGTCTCTGCGAGCACATTCGTGTTCACAGTCCCTTGCCCCAGCGTGTCCGCGTGATCGAGGAAAATCGGCCCGAGCGGCTCCATACTGGAATCAATCGCGCCCTCCATGTTCGCGGGCGACGTGGGACCCAGCACCACCGCCTCTCCGAGATTCTGCAGACAGAGCGGCAGCACGAGCGCCATGGGATGCATCATCACTGCACCGTGAGATACGCGGCCATCGTTTCGTTGTAGGACCCTGCCGGGGTGAGCGTGGCGGGCCAGGTCCCGTAGGCTTGCGACACCCAGGCGAAGCAGCCGGTGCAGGTGGGCGGGTTCTGAATCCCGAAGCTCGTCGCGGCATCGTCGGTCGTGCAGGCGATCCAGTACCGGGTGTTCGCGGCGACGTGACAGGTGCCCGAGGTCGCGGCGACGGCGTAGGAGTTCTGGTTGGTCCCGCCGAAGGCGTAGGGGACCGTGTCGCAGCCCGCCGCCACCTTGTTCCGTGGGGGACCAGCGGAGTCGTAGAGCGAGCAGGAGACGTGCTTCCCTGCGGTACTAGCACCGATAAAGACGCCGATCAGGGTCACGTTGTAGCCCCCGGCGTTCGCGCCGGTCGGGCAAGTCTGCGCGAGGTTGGCGTAGCCGAACACGCTCGACTGCGTCGCGTTCATCACGGGGATGGTATTCGGGCAGTTCGCGTCCGCATTGCCCGCAGCGGGGATGTTGAAAGAGGGCAGCGTGGTCGTGGTGGTCGTCGCGGGCACCCCGATCCCCACCACCGCTGGGCCACTATTGGTCATCGGGCTCCCGACTCCCAGGGTATCCGCCGGACCGCCCCAGGCGCGCGTACAGAGCAGCAGGAGGGCATAGAGGGTCCAGACCGCGATGAAGGCCGAAAGCGGCCCGTGGCAGGCGTCGTAGAGCGCCTGGAGGGCAATTCTGCGGAGCGTCGGGTTCACTGCATTTCCGGGCCGAGGAAGAAGCTGGCGTTCACGCTACAGGTCGCACACGCGGTCGCGTTCAGCCGATACTCGCAGAGGGGATAGACGACGCTGACGGCAGCAGCCGAGACGGTGAGCGCACTCGAACTCCCGCTCACCAGGGACCAGCCGGTCGCCGCCCCCGTGCAGTTAATTTCCAGCTGGGTCGTCGCCGTCCCCGCCGTGTTCCAACTCGTCACGACGAGCGTCCGGTATTTCCCGCGCCCGACCTTGATCGAGTTGGCCGAGGCTCCGGTCGCGGTCTGCGCCGTCGCGAGCGTGCCCGTGGTCACCTGCGACGAATCGAGCACGGTGCCCTGCGCCGTCGCGACCCACAGCACCACCAGCGCGATGAGTGCTCTCATGGTTCCCCTCCCTCGGGCGGCACCGCCCCGTTCCCGGCTTCGAGCAATCCGCGTAACGCCGCGATGGCACCCTCGACCTGCGCGCACCGATGCTTCGCCGTCTGCAGCGCAAGTCGATACCGCGCCACCTCGCTCTGCTGATACCGCAACTGCTGATCGAGATTCGCGATACGATCCTCAATGCTCACCGATTCCATCAGGTCAGACCCCCACTCGGCGGACCGGGGTCCGCCTTGTGAATCCACATATCCCGGCACTTGTCGGTATCGAAATCGTAGACCGTGAACTGCTCGTCCGAGGTCACGGCAGGCGGCTCGCCCGACACGTAGTGCGTGTGCGTGATCTGCGCGCGTGCCCAGCCGGTCGGGTCTTCGGACTCCTTATTGCAGACGACACACTTATACATTATCCCAATTCCTTCGCGGTCAGTTCCCCGACCCAGTTCCCCCCACCGTTCACGACCGCGCTCGTGCCGCTCTGAATCCAGATGAGTAGCTCGTAGGCGTACGTCCCCGCCGCGACCACATCCAGATACGTGAAGGCAGGCAACGGCGTCACCACCGCACCACCCGCTTGGCACGATTTCATCACGATCTGCGTCCCGCTGCGTCGGAGGATCAACAGCACACCCACGTTGCCGCTGGCCCCAAGCTGAATGTAGTTGAGATTATGATTGAGCGTAATCAAGACCGCACCACCACTCGTGGTGATGTTCGGCATCGTCGCGACGCTCACGTAAGCGTTGTAGGTACTGGTCGAGAACGCCGCCGAAATCGTCTGATAAGATGAGGCACGCAGTGTGGCCCCAGGACTCAGCTTGCCGGTGATGGTCAGGTTGCCAGCCGCATCAAGCACGAGTGGGGACGCGAACGTGGTCGAGCCCGCCGGAGCACGCTGCACCGTGAGGTTATCCACATGGGTCAAAGTGATACTCCAACTCGCGATGGTCGCATCGTCCACGCTCCAGGCAGGTGTCGAGCCCCCGTACTTGCAGTTCTTCGTGAGCCCGATCCAGTCGAGGGTCGGGATCGCCATGAGGCGACCCTTCCCCGTGCGGCTGCCAAATTGGACCTCCGCAAAGTCTACCGAGCCCGCTGGCGGTCCCGGCAGCGAGAGCATCCCCGTGCCATCGAGCTTCAGCAGATTCGCCCATGCCAGTGTGGCAGCAGCGGGCGAACGCCAGATGTCGAAGGCATCGCCCGGATCAAACTGCGCCGACCAGGCGGGAGCCGTCGCATCGTCAGGCGTCGTGCCCGATCCCGCGTTCATCCGGAGCCCAACGGTGTTCTGGCCCGTGAGGGCCATGAGTCGGCCCTTCACCGTGCGTGAGCCGAACGTGAGCGCCTCCCCGACATTGCCAACGATAGTGACGGTGCGTGTACTCGGATTCGGCGTGAGCGTCGTGCCGCTGTCGGTCCACGAGGACGCCCCGGACGGACCCACCTTGTTCCACGCCGCCCCGTCCGAGCCAAAGAGCGCGCTCTGCCCGGTGTCCCAGTAGAGGTCGCCCGCCATACCGACCGCCGGGGCACTCGCATACGGTGCGGCGTTCGCGATGCCGTAATTCCGCATCAGCCCATCACCACCACCCGGTAGCCCGCCCCGAGATTCGGATTGTAGCGGACGGTCGCCGTGTTGACGGTCGCGGCATCCCAATCCACCACCACCGCCGTGTACGGCGACGCGCCATTGTAGACTTGGAGGTGAATATCCCGTGTGTTTAAATTGTGAGTCACGGTTTCGGGCGACGCCGTCCCTGTCAACACGGCGGCGAATTTCTTCGTCATCCCCGTGATCTGGGTGGTGACGTAGGCTTGCGTCGCAATCACGGTGGTATCGACCGCCGTCACGCCCGGGGAGACCACGATGCCGGTCCCGGCCCCCACCGCGAAGGTGTTGCCGGTCAGCGTGAGCCCGTTGCCCGGCAGGTAGGTATTCGCCCCCGAGAACTGCACGAAGGTGAGCGGCGTCGTGCCCGGCGTGATCGGGGCGTTCGCGGTCTGGACCCAGCCCGTGTCGGCCTGCGTCGCGCCCTCCGAGATAAAGACTGCCGCGTTCACCAACTCGGGACCCGCATCGAGGTCCGTCGCCCGCGCCCACGCTCCCGAGGCGGCGACATAAACCCCGTTCTCCGAGCCGGTCGTCTGGTTCTTTAGTAGCACGCGGTCGCCCGCCGCCACCGTCACGCCGTCAACCGCGATCAAACCACCCGTCGCCACGACGACGTTCGCCGTCGAGGCCACGCGCGCCGGTTGCTTCCACGAAAGCCCCGCAATCGCGTTGTCCACGTAGGCTTTGTTCGCCGCATCGTAGATCGCCCCCGGCCCCCCGACGTTCTTCAGCTGGTAGTTGCCCATGTCAATCGACGCTGTCGGCAGCGCGAACGTCGAGAGTGGAATCGTCGTGTGGTCAGCAGCGGCATGGGTCGGCGTCCCGTGAACATGATCGGACCGCGCGATGGTAACCGCCGCGCCGTCCGCTTTCGCCTGCCCAAAGGTGGTCTGCGCGGTGATGACCCCGAAGGCGGGCATCCCGTGCTTGTGATCTTCCCGGGCGTAGTTGGTCCCGGTGCCGACGACCGGGGCATCGCCAATCGCCTGCGTCGTGACGGTGCTGGCCGGTGGCAGGCTCGCGCCCGACTGCGCCGCGATCCACGCCGTGCCATTGTACCAATAAAGGATATTCGCGGTGGTATCGAAATACATCAGCCCCTTCACCGGCGAGGCCGGTGCGGAGCCGAGATTTTGCATCACTGCGTTGCGAATCTCGTTTTTAACGAGATCGACGTATCCATAAATGGTCGGCATCACATTCCCCTAACTCAAATAGGCTTCCCCACCGACCGCCGCCGAGAACGTCAGCTGCACGGTCGACGTACTCGGATACTCAATTGTTCCCGGCCAGATTTCCCGCCCACTCGAATCCACCACGGAGACATTCGGCCAGAAGGACAAGTTATGCGTAATCGTCCACACCATCGCCGCTGTCGCCTGCACGTAATGGAATGCCCCAGTCCCCGGATCACCCTGCGGCCCTTGCGGACCCGGCGGTCCGGCTGGTCCTGGCGGACCGGCGCCCCCGCCCATCACAATTCCGGTCTTGTCGATGACAACCGAGTCGATTCCTTCGACCTGAAAAACCCAGCGCGCGGGTTGCGCCGTCTCTGTCCAGTCGGCCAGCGTTTCGGCGCGCAGCAGGCACCCCGTCTCATCGTCCCCACTCGGCGTCATGCCTGCGGCTTCCACCACCGCCAGCACATCCCCACTCAGCACGGGTTCGAGCCGGTTATAGCCACCCGCATGCGTCCGCTCGAATTTGACGCGCGGGACGGGGGCGGCTGGATTCCCGGCCAGACAGATCGAATTTTGCTGCATCGAGATTGGCGGTTCGATAGCCACTAGCCGACCTCCATCGCGATCAGACCGCCTCCGGCCACGTTCGAGCTAATCACGTAACAGTTCGGCTCCGTGAACGCCTGAAAGGTGTAGATGTAGGTCGCCGCCGGGGGAGCCGGGTCCACCCAGGAGAGCCCCGGGAGCGGCGCGTACACGCCGTAGCCGGTCACGTTGTGCATGGACGCGGTGCAGGTCGTCGAGTTCCGCATTAGCCGGAGCCCGATGTTCCCGGTCCCCGCGTCACACGTCCCGGAGAGCGAGCCCGACGCGAACAGGAAGACAGAGCCCCCGCGCGTCGTCACCGCCACCCCCACTATCGTCGTCCAGCCAACCCCCCCAGTCGAGCCCAAGAAGAAATTGACGGGCACCGCCGCATACGAGGAAGGCGCACAGGGCGCATTCGGAGCCATCTTAGCGCGCGTCACCGCCCCCGGTGCAATGATCGGATTCGGGTACGACGACCCCAGCAGATCACCGCCTGCGGCCCCCCCGGGCGGGAAGGTACCCGGCACGCCGGTCAGCTTGCCCCACGCCACGTCGTGGACCTTGGCGTCCGTCACTTTGAGGGGGCCAATAAGCGGATTCGGATAATACCCCGTCAAATCCCCCCCTGCCGGTCCGACGGGCGTGATCCCGCCATCGGCAGCAAACCACACCTGACCATCCCACTGATACGTGGTCCCATTCGAGCCCGCGTACTGCTGGCCGACGGTGAGTGGTGGATTCGGGAAATCGAGTACGGGCATCAGATCACCTGTGTGTTTTCTCGATACCGCCGGGGCGGATTCGGCACGGCAGCCGTCGTGCTCCCCCACACCTCGATCAGCACCTGGGAGGCCACCACCTTGGTGGTCGGCGTATAGGTGCCCCACACCTCGGCCAGCAGCTGGGAGAGCACCTCCGTCGTCGGCGGGACTTGGATCACCCAGGTCTCGAACAGGGCCTGCGAGAGCACCGTCCGAGGGGTATCGGTCACCCAAAGTTCCGCGACCGTCTGCGAGAGCCGGAGGTCCGTCACGAGGTCACCTTCGCGCCCACCTTGATCCCGGCTACCCCGGCCAGCGTCCACGCCGCTGCGGTATTCGGGTCCGTCGTATCGACACGCGAGAGATAGGAGTAGGTCGAGGACAGCGCGGTATCCACCCCCGTCACCGTCGTCGCCCCGGAGACCACTTGGAGTTGTCCCGTCCGGGCTCCGGCATCCGACTTTTTCACGTAAATCTTCGACACCACGCCAATGATCGCCTGCGCCGTCACCCCCACTAGATCGGCCACGTCGTAGAGGTCTTGCTGCGTCGGGGTCGCGGACAGCACGTAGTCCGTATCCCCATTCGCCAGGAGTTCGGACACCATGAGGCAGTTGCCGGTGAGTGTCGCGACCATGTAGGGAAAGCGCGTCGCCGCATCCGTCGAGATGGCTCCTGCGGGATCAGGGAAACCGCTCGCGTAGGGCTGCGCCTTGTACCAGCGCGTCGCGGTGGCCGACATCGCCGTGAACGCGACGTTGGCCAGAATCGCCCAGACGTAGGTATTGCCCGGCGAAAGATACGTGCCTGCCGGGAACGTGAAGGTCACCGTCCCGGCTCCCGGATTCGTCACCGCCGTCGAGACCGCCATGCGCGTGCCCGGATAGCCGCCGCCCCCATCCCCGAGATAGATCGCCGCCTGGAGGTTCCCAGTAACCCCGCTCTGCAGCGAGAGCGTGATATTCGAGAGCAATCCCCCGCGCGTCGGCGTGATCGTGTTCGTGAAATTGATCTCGTTTGCGTTGAACGCCTGGTTGATGACGTTCGATCCCGAGGCCACGGCTTGCGTACCGCCCGGCGTCGCCGTGAACTGCACGGCCGAATCCGCGACAGCTGGCAAGCAGATCGCCCGCGTATCCCCGACCCAAGTGTTCGGGGCCGCCCCGGAGCCGGAGTACACCAGCAAGTCGTCAATGCGGAAATAATTCGCGGAGACGCTGCCATTCCCCCAGGCAAAGGAGTTCGCGTACGAATTCGCGGTGGCCCGGGTATTGAGCGCCGTCGCCGTGAAGGTATCCGTCGGGGCACCGTTCTTCCGCACCGTGAACGTCCCCGCCGTCGGGTCAATCACCACCTTGAACTGGAAATGCTGCCACAAGTCCTGGGGCATCGCCGCCGTATAGGTCGCCACGACGGTCCCGTTCTGATCGCCCCGCTTCAGCACGATGTTCCCGGTCGCCTCCAAGACGATGGTGCATTGCGCGGCCCCGGCATCCAGAAACTTGAAATAGACCCCGGCATAGGCCCCGAGCGGTGCGCCTTCCATGTACACCGCCACTGCAATGTAGAGCGTCGTCTCATTCGAGCCGATCGTCTTGGTGCCCCAGGTGTAATTCGCTCCGGACCCATACACGTATTGCCCGGGGCTGAACCGCGCTGGCTTCGTCGTGAGCGCGACCGACCCGAGCGACGGAGAATTCGGGACCGTATCCCACACGCTGCGGGCCAGGTCCGCCACATTCCCGTAGTAATCGAAGCCGTCTCCGACGATCCAACTCATAGCGCCCCCCGGAGCGTCCACGTAATGTCTGCGAGCGTGGCATCCGGCGTCGCCGCCGCGATGAGTTCGATGCGGTCCCCGGGCGCGATCGAGACCGCTGCCGCCCAGGTGAAGGCCGCCGTCGTCACCCCGCCGCTCCAGTTGATCGACCCCTTGGAGGTGCCGTTCACCCGCACGTCAAAATTCGTCGTGCTCGTCGGGGCCGTCTTCGCGACCGCCTGGCTCCCCGCGAGCCCCCCCGGCAACGTGAACGGCAGCGCCGCCACATAGAAGCCGAGCGACAAGGAGGCGGTCGGGCCTCCGGCATAAGCCCCCGAGACCAAGTAGAACTGCTGCGCCGTCACCTTGCCGACGGACGCCATCGCCGGGACCCACTGCTTGGAGTTCCCGTCGTCGTACCAGACGTAGAGGTTCCCGTCCGTGTTCCGCCACCAGAGGTCACCCGGCTGCGGATTCGCTGGAGGATTTGGCCCCGTCGTCGATCCCTGAATGCCCGGGATGTCGACCCACTTGCCGCCCATGCGGCCCTGGAACGTGGTCCCGGTCCACTGCAGCGTGCCCTCGTTCGTCTGATTCGCCGCCCCGAGTTGGACCCCGCCCCCCACCACCAACCGCTCCGCATCGAAGATGGTCGACGGATCGAGCGGGGGCAGGAAGACCGAGCCCCCGAGCGTCGTCTTCAGGATGTCCTGCCCACTCGCGGCGATCTTCACCGTGCCGACCGAGTTGATCCCGAGTTCCGCTGCGGTGCCGAGCGGGCGAAAGTCCGCCGTGCCGTAGAGCCAGGTATCCGGCGTCACGTTGATCGTCCCGGTTGGCCCCGGGAGCCAGATGCCCGGATAGAGCACGCCGCCGGTTGATGAGCCCGGGTCTGGCGTCGAGGGCTGCAGCAGCTGGTGATCGGTATTCACCTTCCACAGCTGATCGCCCCCGGCCCCGCCCCCGCTCGGGGCAGGCGTCCAGACGAAATTCCCCTGGGAATCGGAGGCAATGATGTACCCCGCCCCCGGCGTGGGGATCATCTGGAAGGCGTCCGCGATCACCTTGTGGAAGCGGTGATCGTCGAAGCCGTGCGTGATGCGGTGATTCGCTCCCATCTAGAAGCCGCCAGGATCGGTTTCGACCGCCACTCCTTCCACCGTCACCCCCCACCCCGATCCAGCGTTCCGCACCGTCGCGGCCAGATAATCGAGCGCCGCCCAGTAGGTGTAGGTCCCGGCGGTGATGATCGGGTCCGAGACCGGGGCCGCCTGCTGCGCCAGGATCGACGGCAAGAGTTCCCCGTTCCAGCCGTAGAGTTGCACGACTGTGTTCGCGAGAAACGTCCCCCCGACCGTGATCGTGAACGGGCAGATGCACTGCAAATGCACCCACTGACTATCCTGATCCCCGATCATCCGGCGGATCAGGGTAAAGCGGGTGACCGTCCGGCCCTTCTCCGGCACCGAGAGGGGCACACCCAGGGGCCGTTCCTGTGGCATTAGCGCGCCTTTTTCTTCGCCTTCTTCGGCCGGGGATGCCCGGTCGACGACTCCGGCTCGGACTCGTCGCCCTCGTCCTCGTCGTCAAACTCGTCCTCATCCTCATCTTCGGGTCGTTTCATCGCGTGTTCCACCTCCGCGCCCGCGAGGTCCCCGCGATGGGCGCTCAGTTCCTGCTTGACGTGGGCGAGTTCAGACTCCAGTCCATGCAGTTCCTTCTGCTTGGCCGTGACCGCCTCCCCGAGCGACGACAATTCCGAGCGGAGGGACGCCATATCGGACTCGATCCGCGCCCGCTCCTTCCCTTCCTTCGCCTGCATCGCGGTGAACGACTGTTCGAGGCGTGCGAGTTCGGCCTGCCGGTCGACCAGCAGCGTGGCGAGGCTCGACAGCTTCACTTGCTGGTCGACCGTGTCCTCGGTGGCTTTGGGAATGGTCATCCGATTCTCCTTCCGCGAACACCCGGACGCGCGTCCGGCGTTGGCGACGGACCAGTTCACGGCGGGTGAGTTTCACCCGCGCCATCGGCAGCACGAGCCGCTGCGTCAACGTGAGATGATCGCCCGTCTGTTTGAGGCCAACGATTTTCAGCAATTGACTTGCGACCGCATCGGCATCAACATTCGGGAAGCCGACCGCCATCGCGGTCGCATACGGGACGGCGGCTGGCCCCCCGGTCACCCACGCGATCAGATCGCGCAGCACCGGCCGGGCGTACCAGTTCCGCGTGCGGTGCGCGACGGCCTCCCGGCAGAAATCATGGACGGCATCGAAGACGAGCGCGCGATAGAGCCGCAGCGACGGGGTATCCAATTCGGGCGGCACGGCGAATTGCATCGGAAGGATCAATTCCTCCCCGACGAAGACCGAGAGCACTCGGACCTCGCCCAGCATCAGCGCGCCCGCCTCGGTCGCCGCATGAGTGGGCGCGGGCCTTGGAGCATGTCAGCGGTCCGATGCCCCTTGGCGAATTTGAGTCCCAACCGGTCGATTTTCGTCCGGGGATAAATGGATTTCTGGAGTGGGGCGAGTTCGGAGATATTCTGCTGCTGGGCGGGCAACGTGGTCGTGCCCGGCGTCGCCTGGGGCGTCGGCTGGGAGGGGTCGGCCATCAGCGCCGCCCCGCCTGCTCCCGGCGCAGGGCACGGGTTTCCTTCGCGCGCAGGGGTTGCGTCGTGCGCTGGATTTCGCCGCGCACGCCTTGCATCTGCCGCAAGTGCCGTTCCGGTTTTCTGCGATCAAAAACCGGGACTACTTTGTCCACCCCCCCATACCCATCTGCCCCCTACTTATCCTCCAAATGCGCGCCGCGCTTCTCGCGCAATTCGCATCGCGTGTCGATGTTGTTCCGATGCAGGCATATCCGGCTGTGCTCCCGCCATCCCGCCCGACTGCATCATCCCCTGCAGCGACTGCTGCCACGCGGGCTGATACTGGTCTGGCGTCGGCGGCGACGAGTGCCCACGCGAGAACCACTCGTGCATGATGTCGGTATTCGACCCGATGTTGCCATCCGGATCGTTGTTCGCGGTCACGCTCCCATCCTCGTTCAGCATCGCATCCCCTCGGTCCGCTGCGGCCCGCAGCTGGCTGTCCGCGATCCCGGCCTGGAGCGCGAGCGCCTGGTCGGAGAGCCCCGCGAGCGTTTTCCGCCCCGCGACCCGCTCCGGATTGTACCATGACGAATCGCTCGGCGTCCCCTCCGGGGCCGTGTCTGGTGCCGCTTCCGACGCAGCCAGCTGGCCGAGATTCGAGACGCCCCCGGCGGACTGC